ATGGGCAAGCAATGCCACGAATGTACACGTGTTATAAATGCTTGACCGATTACGAAGAAGACGATATTGTCTGGGCTGACAAAGAAGGCAACGTTCGCTGGCACTATTTCGCTTGGTGCGTCGAATGTTTACCCGCACAAAAGGAGGTTTACGAAAATGAAATCCATATGTAAAGACTGCGGTTGGGAAATAAAATCTCCACAATGGTGGAATAATCTTGACAAAGATAGTTGGTTATGCGACGATTGTGATACAGACCGAGCAATTAAAACTAACAAAATGATGGGACTTTTATTATGAAATTAACACCAAGGGGCGAGGCCTTTATGTTCTTCTCGCTCATCACACTTACCTTGCTACTACTATGGGCAGGGTACCAAGTCATCAACCATATTTGGTATGTGCAGGGCGAAGGCTACTGCTGGGGAACAATACAAGAATGTCTTAAGACAGGAGAAAACAAATGATTAAGATTGAGTTCGAAGTAGATGAAAAAGAATTATGGAGTACCGTATTCGGGTCAAGCCCGTTCTCTTTCGGTGACCACTTTACAGAGGCGGAGTATCTAGGCGACGCAGACTGGGAAACCGTTGGACAAATTGAAGTCACGGGCGAAGACGAAGACGGAAGTATGGTCACAAAGATTCTTGGCATTGAAGATTTAGCCAAGGCTCTACCGATTGCTAATCAACAGGTCTATATGGACTTGTTTAATTTCGATAAGTATGATTCGATATGCGCTGACGCTGTGCTACAGGTTGCAATGTTCGGCAAAGTAATTTACGGATAAGACTAACGACTTAAGACGGGAGAAAGCAATGGCTAAGTATGTAGTTCTATGTGAGGCAATGCCAGAGGGCGACGTAGTATGCGAAGCAGAGAACGAAGAATGGGAAGACCGTAATGGAACGTACTGGTTTACTTGTACGACGTGCGGGTGTTGGAACGAAGTAGTTTACAAATGGGACTAAGGAGATAATTATGAAACAGTTTAGAGTCAGTTATGAAATCTCAGGCACACGTGTAATCAACGTGTTCATTGAAGACCAAGACCTTCCAAAGAATTGGGACAGTCTTAAGGCAGAAGAGCAAGATGAATGGCTGTATGAACGGCAAAGTTATTCGGTCATTCAGTTTGAAGACATTGACTACGGCAAGGCTGTCTCAGTACTGCCAGTCGTACACTTAAGCGAGGTCAAATGAACCGCACGTGGCACGCAGAGGGGCTCTGCAACGGACACCCAGACCCAGACTTATGGCACTACGAAAACTCAACGCTGGTAGATGAGCAAAGACTTTATGTCTTAAGAAGTGTAGAAGCGATTGAGATATGCCACGACTGCCCAGTCAAAGCCCAATGTTTACAGCAAGGTTTAGAACAGGAAAACATTATAAGTGTGGGCGGAGTGGGCTCAATCTGGGGCGGGCTACTGACTGGTGAGCGTGCGTTGCTGGCTGGCCTCAAGCACACACACAATTCTGTGCGACACGAGCAGCGTCATAGACGTGACGTTAGAAAGATAATTGCTAGAATTAGTGTATGAAAAAACGAGTAATCGTGGTCATCGGACTTGTTCTGCTTGCTTCCCTTGCACCAATAACCCACACAGTTACGGTAGATGTGCAGATAAAGCCACGTCTTAAGACTAAAGCAACGTGGGAAGATAAGCAGCAGAACAAAGCCTTGGCTATGCGATTTGCCCAAGTGGGCTGGGATTGGGATAAGACCCAGCGCAAATGTATTACCTTGCTCTTCACCAAGGAAAGCAGGTTCGACCATTTAGCCAAGAATATGCAAGGAAGTAGTGCGTTCGGCATAGCGCAAATGCTCAACGAGAAAAGCAAAGACCCAGCAATACAGATACTCAGGGCCTACCGCTATATCGAGCACCGCTACGGAACACCTTGCAAAGCGTGGAAACATTCTCAGCGAAAGAACTGGTATTAAATGTTCGACTTAAGTGGTGAACCAACTATGGCCTGTATCTGCGGGTGCTTGATGTTTGAGATTACTGTGATGTGGGACCAAGAGGATAGAACAATTGGTTGGTATGACTTAAGACAGAAGTGCAAAGACTGTGGTTCAATTAGTACAGCACCAACACCGATAGACGGAGAGATATAATGCCAACATATGAATACAAGTGCAACCAATGTGGCGGGACTCAAGAAGTACAGAGGGCGTATGGTGACAGCACCGAACCAATCTGTTGCCAAACTACAATGAGTCGTGTATGGTCAGCACCAGCAGTTAAATTTAATGGTAGCGGTTTCTACTCAACAGGAGGATAGAATGAATACAGTACAAAGTTGGAAAGAAGTTATCGAGTTACATCACGCAGAGTTAGATAAGGATTACCCAGAAGATTTATGGGTAGACCCAGCAGAGATTAACTATGACTCTAAAGAAGATTCTTCAGAGGCGACTGGCACATCATCCCTATCATAGAATGGTTTAAAGCCACCAATCTTTTGAATCAAGCGACGCAAGATTCTATTGTTACGCATACGAACAGCGTCTTCACTACCAAGGTCTAACTCTTTACCGATTGCTTCATAGTCCATTGACTCAGCGTAGCGAAGGAACAGTACTTGCTTATCTTCCTTGGCTAACTTGTGATAGGCAGACTCAACTTCAATCATCATCGCTTGTAGGTTGCCACCTTCAGAGGGCGCAGAGCCACCACTAATTCTGCCGAGGTCTAACTTGTGAGTAATATTCTTCTCACCTCTTAAGACAGAAGGAAGCAAGGCTTCAACTAAATCAGATTCATAGTAGAACAAATCACTTGTCTCGTAGCCAGAAGAGTTGGCCTTCCATTCTTGGCAATAGTCGAGTGCTTGGTTACGAAGACTGCGATAGATAAGGTTCTTCGCACTTCGATTACCCATCTCTTCCCAAGCGGTAAGTTTATTAGGGTGCTCAGCAAACCACTCATACAAAGTCTGGCGGATGTCTTCAATCTCAACCATATGAAAACGCTTCTTGTATTCTTTTGCAACAGTATCAACCACATACTGCCAAGGTTCAATGCGCTCCCACTCAATCATTTTATTTTCACTCCGTTATTTATATGGAGGAAGCCAACGACCTTCATCTTATTATTCTTATTAACAAACTCAGTTGTAGATGGAAGCCACTTCTCAGCCCAAGTAATCTCTGGTTGTTTCTTAAGACCGAAAGCCCAGATACCTTCTGGTGTGTAATTAACATACCAAGGTTCATAGCCTAACTTCTCTGCTTCTTGCAGGAGAAAGTCATACTTCATCTTCTCAATCAAAAGTTCAGGGTAGTGCGTCTTCCTTGACTTAAGTTCAATAAACATCTTGTGCTCTGCCGAAGTACAGTCAAAGCCATCAAAGATTTCTGGGGAGTGAACAAGGTCGGGGAACTTTTCTGTCTTAAGCCAGTCAAAAAGTTCCTGCTCTTTCATCTATCCCACTTTCCTCGCAGTACCAATAGGGCAATTATACCATAGTTCGCTAGGTCCTTGAATGAATCTTCTAGGGGTTCGTGCTGCGCTGTCCCACCATTATCAATCAGGTTGTTAATCCGTGCAGTCTTGTCGTGCATACGTACACGCAGCCCGTTAAGCGGGCCACCAGGTGAGTCAGAGATATTCTTTGGGCCGTAGTCGCGGTGCTTGCTCAGCAGCAGGTCACCGAGTTCTTTCATTGTGTCCCAGACCGCTTGCTCAAAATCGGAATCGCCAACAAAACGTTTAAGGTCTGGCCTTCTATTGTATAACTCTTCACGTTCAGCCCTTGGTCTACCAGATGGGTTATAATCTGCCATATCTCTTCACGCTCCGCCTTCTCCATCAGTATTTTCCTCTTCCATAAATTTTTTAAAGTTCTCGTCAAAGTTCTGTAACTCTAACTTAATCACCATATCCTCAATCAAATCTTCCAATGGGTCATAGCCATTCTCAGCAGCGAACAAGGTTACGTAGGTTGATTGGGTTATAACTTTTATCTTATCTGGTTCTTCAGCGTGTGCAAATACATATCTTAGTAATGAACCGAGCAATAACTTGACCCCATTAGGTAGCACCAAGTAAGGGTCAAACTCATCATCGTCTTCTAGTACGTGGTCAATGAGTTGAAATGAATCCTCAAATTGCACATCACATTCATTGCAATAATTGTGAGGGGGCTCATCCTCAAAGTTCATTTATATCCACCTTCTGATGGAAGTAGTTAGCACCTTCTTGCACGTACATAGAATTAACATCGAGTCCGTCTGGGAGTTGAATGATAGTAACTGGCAGTTCGCGGGCAAGACTACGGGCAAATTCTGTTCCAGGTTGGTCTCCGTCAGCGAATACAAAGACCCGCTCAAAGTCTGCCAGCAATCGTGTGTAGTGCTTCTTCCAACTGTTTGCACCAGGGACTCCAACGCAGGGAATTCCAATGACAGAAGAAAGAGTAAGTGTGTCAATCTCTCCTTCGCATACTCCGATGTAATCACCTGCACGCTCCACATCTAGTACGTTATACATCTTGGTCTCCGCCCCAGTCAGACCCATATATTTAGGCTCAACCGCAGGGTTTAATGCACGAAATCTTAAATCAACAATGCCAGTCTTTGTCACATAAGGGATAGATAACCTATTGACCATTGCTTCGTGTCCTGATTCAGGCTCCACGACTACGCCGAATTGCGCCAGACGTGCTACTTCCAGAGGTATTCCCCGACTTGCGAGGTAGTCTTGAGCCAGAGAGATGTTTCCCGCGTACTTGTTGGCTGCTCTCTCCAGTAATTCCTTCTGCGAAATGCTTTGCTTCATTGAATCTCAATCCCTCCTGGTTGCATACGATTTGGATACTGTTACCTTGTACTCCACAAGCGAAACAAATGAAGATGTTCTTGTCGAGGTTCGCACTTGCCGACTGGTGTGTGTCAGAGTGGAATGGACAACGTAAGTTGACCTGTCCGTGAGTGCTTCTAATTCTTGCTCCATAGTGTTCAAGGATTGTTCTAATACTGGGTAGGTCATTTTCCATCACCATACCCAGCCTCTCTTAATAAATTCACAGCGTCCTCCAGTCTCAGTAGACAAACCCAATCGCCTACACTTTTCTCACCCTGTCCATTAAGTCTTAAGACTACAACACCAAGGTCTTTGTTGTTACTTCTATCCTTCAATTGCGCGATAGCAGCAGCGGGATTAAATCCTGTGCGAGCCTTTACTTCCCAGTCAATACCTATAGTGCCAGTAATGTCTGAACCGCTACGCCCAGCACCAGTAGACTCCGCATATGGAAAACCATTGACTGCTAAAAACTCAGCCAACACTTTCTGACTACGGTAGCCTCTATGCTTGCGCGATTGTGATGCCACTTAGTATGCGCTCTTATCCTTCTTTAGAATACGGATAGCCCAGTTCATACCAACACCAACGCCCTCTGTCCATTCATCTGTGACAGGTGGCTTGGCTTCTTCAATCTTACTAATGAAAGTTAATAACTCTTCATTAACTTTTTGCATTACGAGTTGACGCATCTCTTGCGTGAGGTCATCTTCTTCTTCTCTTAGCATCTCTTATCCATTCTCTGGTATATCTTCAATGTACATATACTCAGGGTTAAATGATAGCCAACAAGTCAGGTTAGCGTTGGCATCGGCACGCCCATATCTATTCTTTACAGGGGCCACAGCCATAGAAGAACCGACAACACCCAGAGTGCAGATAAGTGCAGGAAGTTGTGCCACCTTACCTTGGAGGGCAGAACGAGGTTGGCAAGGGTTACCAGGTACAGCCTCAGAAGTATGATGTAAAACAATAATAGCAGCGTTAGTCGCACGAGCAAGATACTTCAACTCCTTCATAATGGCACGCATAGAGGCAAACTCTTCTCCGCCATCTGTTGCAATGTCCATCAAGTTATCTACGTAGATTGCTGTAGGTGGACAACCCCACAGTTCCTCAAATGCTTGCACCTCTTCATCAATATCTTGAAGGCTTGGTGAGGATTCAAATGACCAGACAATATGACTGCTTCTCTGTAGCACAGCCTTAGTCCAGCCAGTATCTTTATTCATCAAGTACTCAACGTCAG